ATGTTGCCCAGAGGTGGCACATAGATGCAGACCGATCCAGTAGCGGACAAGATGACTTGGACACTGGCACTGGCGGAATTGTTCTGGATGATGACTACGATGCGGCGCTCAGGGGTGACAGCAGCAGCAAGGAGTTCAGCGGCAGCGACCCCAGCGGTTACATCAGCGTGAATAAATCCACGCAAAAGCGGAGATGAGATTGAGATATGAGACATAGTAGTAGATTAGTAAGTGCGATTCATATTAATGCGGTTCACCTGCTTTTGCTGGCGCAACACGACATCGATTGCTTCCGTAAGTACTCGGTCAGCCTCGGCCTCGGCAACCTGGGATGCTTCAATCTGAAGTTCAGATCGCAACCAGTCTGCGAAAGCACCCCTTGCGGAGTAACCAGCAAATAAATACGGAATGTTAATGATTGCCCACTTTGCAGGGTGGGTAGAAGGTGATTGACCAGCCGTGGTGTTATCCAAGCAGGTATAGAAGTTGCCGTAGTGAGGCTTACCAGCAATAGGGATTAACGTCCCAGTAGAACTGCCACTATCGAAGTAGCATTGAGAACCAATGTAGTATGCCGTAGCCGTGGAGAAAACGTCTCCAGCAAGGTCTGGGCGCTTAATGCGATACTCAGCATAGACCGTGCCTGGGTCGCTCTTTAGGACAAGTTTCTGAATAGTTCCGTTGTCGTACAACTGGAACGTCAACTCAGATGCCCTGGTGCTGACCAATGGATCACGGTCATAACAGGCTACCACTTCCCCAGCATCAGAAGGGATAGCAGCGGTAACAAGACCATTGCCATCATCCGTAACCACCAACTGAGCAACACGCATAAGGTCGGGCCAGTCTTGCGCTTCCCAAGCCATTCGGATTCGTTCATTGATGAAGTCCCGAAATTGGGCGAAGGTTTCATCGGAGATGTTATGCCTGTCTTGACCAGACAATTGAAGACCGTTAAAAAGGATAGGTGAAAAATGTGTAATTCTCATTTTAGTAAGTGACCGTCTGCTGTGAACAGACTGCCATTAACTACTGTGCGTTTTACACGGTTCTTCACCGCCACCTCTGGGTTTTCTTTGATGAAATCATCAACGAACGTCTTATCGTCCCAGCATTCATAGCCAAGACGTTGACCCCAGTAGTGAAATGCAGAGATCGGAATCTGGGCTTTTAGTTCCCCGACTCCGTCAATCGATTTCGCAGCGTTAGCGTGACGAAATGAAGCCATCTGCTTGGCTTGCGTATGAGCCGCCGCTTCCTGCATCCTCCAACCTGTCAGAAGTTCCCTTTGAACTTGCTTTCGCAAATCCTCTGGGATGGCTTCCGACAGGGACTGGATGATGTCAGACAAGCCTAATTGGATTAGGCGCTGAAGTCGAACTTACCGAAGGCCAGAGGATTGTAGATACAGAGGCCAGCGACTGCTTCAATCAAGCGAGCAGGGCCACCACCGTTATCAGTCAACTCAGAAACCTGGGCAACATTTCCACCGTAGCGGACTTCGACCATATCAAATGGGATGATATAACCAGAGAAGTTGTTCTTAAGGAACAGGCTTGGGTGGAGGCGAATGCGACCAAAGTCACCTTCAAACACATCGACAGACGAGATGTAGGTAGGATCGGTAGCATCACGATTCAACGTACGGACAGCACTTTGGGTGTTGGTAGATCCAGACGAAGGAGTCGTAAAGACGAGGTTGGTGAACGCACGTTTGAGCGTTGGGCCGACCAAGCAATCATAATCCTTGAATTGACCAGTCTGAGAATAGATAGCCGTGAGGATATCCTGGACTACGGTTTCCGTTAGGGAAGCAGTACCAACCGTGCTGATTTGGGCAGCAGCAGGGCAGAATGCATTAGCAGCAGCAGGAAGGTCAACCGTGTCGATAGAAGCAGCAGCCACGAGCCACTTGTCCAGACCACGAGTCTTGTAACCGACAGTACCGTTGTCAACTTGAGCGCCCTGTGCGGAACACATCGTCAATTCCATATCACGCTTGATAAGGGTGATGGCCTTGGAGACGTTGTTAGCGAGTTCGTCACGGACACCAGCGATATTGGTGACATCCTGGGTCAGTTTCGACACACGGACTGCCTTACGGAAGATCTGAATGCGATTGCTGAGTTCCACACGGAACTGGGTCGAACCATCGTTGGTATAGTTCGTTACGCCAGAATTAGGGTCAACGTCAGTACCATCGACAACTGCGGTAGGCAGAGAAGTCGAAGGAAGACGGTCAGCCTGCCAGCGGAATAGGGTGTTGCCAGGTTGAGCGCCCTTCTTCGCCATCGAGGTGAAGGGGGTGTCCTTGGCATCCACGAGTGAGATGAGGTTAGCGAGGTCTTCCCGCTTACCTGCGTTTACGATATCTTTTTCAAGAAGTTTTGGCATAGTAGTATATGATAGATTTTGGGTTTAAACGAAGCCTTTTGAGAGAAGAACTTTAGCGAGATCATCTGCGGAGGTCGATTTGGCGAACCGACTGCTTGCCTGTTTAGCACTTGCTTCATTATTGCTAACCTTGGCTGGAGCGGACATAGGACGAACTGGTTGTACTTGTACTTTCTTCTGCGTTACCGATTTAACGGCTGCTTCTCTAGTTTGCATCCCACGAATAGCATCACCAATAAAGATTTGCCAGTCGGGGAAGTTCTTGAGTTGCGGTGCAGTCCTAAGCATTTGTTGCGCTAATTGGTACTCCTTAGATTGTGGTGCTTTCCACCAGGGGTAGTTTGCTTCAGCGATTGGCTTGAGTTTTTCTTCTACTTCTATGCGTTGCATCTGTTTTGGCAGATGATCCTCAATAGCCTTAGTTGAATTAACAAGCATTCGCCTAACATCTTCCTGACCGTATTCACTTTCTCCAAGTACGAATCCGTCTGGATTCTCCATACATTTATAGCGTAACCATCGGGCTTGCTCGACTTCCTTATCCACTTCAGCCCTCGATTTCAACGATGAGAACGGATTGTCTGCGTTATTTACGCTTGTTTCGTTCTTGGCGCTCGATTGCTGGGATTCGGTTATCGACTGCTTCAGCGTTTCTAACTCACTTCTGAGTTTATCAGACTCTTCTTCAGCCTGCTTTCGCTTGGCTGTCAATTTGTCGATCCGCTTTTGCACACCCTTTGAGAGACTGCCGTCTCCCTCGTCATCCTGTGTTTCCTGTGAATGAACATCTGCGCCATCCTCGGCCTGGGGGACTTCTTCGGTGTCGGCCTCTTGTGTTGAGGCTTCATTACCAGAGTCATCCTTGACTTCCGTTTGGTCTTCTCCCTCATTTTCGGCTTGGGGATCTACCTCCTGTTCATCAGCAAACAGGGTCTGTCGGAGTTTAGCCGCTAGACTTTCTTCATTTAGGATGCCAGAAGAAGGGGCTTTTGACTGTGCCTCGGTATTATTTTGGGCCGTATCGATATCGGCGCTTTGGTTTTCTGACATAACAGGGAATTGATGCTCCCAGGGGCGTATGGGGATTAACCCCAAAATTCAATACAAGTCAAAGTGACCTATGGCTGTTTGTAAGTTTTGGCAATTTCCTACTTAACTCACGAGCCGTACTTGCCTTCTTTAGCCTCTTGTTTCTGGATGAGAAGGAGATCCTTGAAGTCTTTAAGTGCTTCAGCACGACCACAAGCGTGTATCCTGCGTTCTCCTTCTGTATTGTAAGAGATAGCCCTTTCAACCTCTGCTTCAACGCTAGCATCAAGAAATGCCATAACGGCATCAAATACTTCATTGGTTTCAAAGGTTAGAATCCGTTTGTGTTCGTTCAGCGATTTGATTGCCATAAATTTGATCTAGTTTAGATTTCTTGTCTTTGTGGATGCGTGATGGCAGAAGTCCCTTACCTTTTCGGACTTTAATCTTGTAGTCCTTCTTATCTTTAAAGGTCTTACCCATTAGTAGCCACCCTGCTGCTGCTGACCCTGCTGGCCTTGCTGGGCAAATTTATCGGACACAGGCGTTACGCCAAGCCGACCAATAGTCTTGTTTTCCTGCTGACTAGCAGACATTTGCAGGTTTTTAAGGTAGTTCTGAATAAGCGCCTGGAACTGTGGATCTGCTTGGGCGGCTTGCTGGGCTTTAGGGTTCTTCTGGATAATGTCCTGTACGTATTGCAATTTGGACTTAGCCGCTGGGTCGTTCTCGGTATACTGGGCTTCCATACCCATCATCATCTTAGCAATGTCAGTCTGAACCTGCTCGTACATACGCTGGGATGCGGATGACTGGTCTAGGAGGATATCCTTAGCGGCTTCTGGGCTAATTGCTTCAACAAATCGAGCAGTTAACTTATTTCGGTCAATAACGCCACCAGCATCAAGAGGAACTACGAAAGACGAGATGGCCTTAAGTTTCTCAAGTACGTAGTCAGTATCCAGTTCACGGACGTTATACGATACGTTGAAATCGTATGCGTGGCAGATTTCATTAGGATTAATAACGATAGGCATACCTGCCACCCGCTCAATCTCAGCACCATCCATATACTGCAATGATAACGACACGACCTGTTTGAACACCTTGCTCCAAGAGTTAAGCCAGTTATTCACAAGGAACTGCTGGGTGGTCTGAGTCTTAACTTGTGGTACTGCTGCGTGGTATAGACCAAAATAGGCCGCATTTCGGGCTTCCACACGATCAATAAGATTGAATGCTAGAGCGGGATTTCCCTGGGGCGGCGAAAGGAACGTATAATCGTCTGGAGTCGTTACTGGTAACAAGCCTCCTGGCTGAATCATATTCTGAGTACCAAGACGCTTCTTTACCTTGATTGGAGGCAAAGTTTCAAAGGCCGTACGGTCACGGATGGAGTCGTGCTGTGCTTTAATTTCAAGTTGATCGGTATAGGCTAACTCTGGGATACCACGAGACTCGATGATGCTACGGCGTAATTGCTCACGGCGCATCTCAACGAAAGGATATAATCCGTGTGCGTATTCAAGCATATCGTGTTTCGCAAACAAGTCTGAATTAACCTGCGGGCAAAATACCGTGTAATAAATGCAAGGAATTCCATCTGGGCCAATCTGACGAGTATAAGCATACACAATCTCAACTAGATTGTCGGCACGATGTATCGTGTTGGTGATATTCGTGGTTATAGGAATCAAATTAGGATCTGCATACCAAGAAGACTTTCCTGCTACGTTTGCGGCCTCATCAACAAACTCTACGCTCCAACCATCAGTTTCAATTAATTCACGCATTTCGACTTCTGTCATAAAAGTCCTGCGGAACAACACACGAGCATCTTGCAGGTCTAACGTCTCTGGCGGGAAGGCAATTTCGTCAAATGGTTTGAGCGCAGCAACAACAGGCTGGCTTGAAATGTTATATTGTTCACGGAAAGTACTGATTCCGCTTGAAATGAGTTCCTCAGCAACACGGTCTACCTCGTTGTCATTGACAGTAAAAATAGCCTTGATTAAGTTCTTAGTTAAATCGGAAGCACCAGTAGACTGTAATTGGTTAAACAATTCACCGCACAATTGATCTCCGTT